AGCCTTTTGATTTTGAGAAATCACCTAGTATGAGTAGCCAAATGTTCAAGGCTGCTCCTAGTGTATTTGGCGGAGAAGATGGTGCTAATCTATTGCAAACAGCCAACAGAGTTATGATTGGTGGGCCTTTGGATATATTTGACCTAATTGGTCGTGTTGGTGATGTTGGTCTGCGCGGTGCAGCGGAAGTAGCTGGCGAGGGCTATGAGGCATTAGGCGGTGGGCAAGGTATGTCGAAGCGGTTAAAGCGAGACATTTACGGGTTGGGTCAGATGGCTGGATTAGTTGCAGGGGCAAGCCCTTCGTCTCTGTCTGGCGCGAGAGCACCCTCCACTCGCCGCGCCTCCACATCTGACCCAGCACCTTCTCAAGGTGTGATGAAGGCATTAGAAGGGCCAAATTTTGTAAAAACAAGTTCTATAGAGGGTGAAATTGTTTCTGGCCCTACTGACAAATTTCTTCAGGCTCAAGCAAAAAGAGATAAGGCAATCTCTAAGCAGGGTAAAGAAGTATACGAAGAAGAGATGGATTATCTTGGTTTAGAAGACTCTTTTCAGACAATTAAGAAAGATATTGAGGACGGTCTGGAAGGCGCTGTTGACAGAGGTTTTGAGCCTGTAGATGTAGATGGTTTCTTTGATGACTTTCAAGACACTGTTATGTATCGCCGCATGCAGGCAGAGGGGCGTGGTGAAAAGCCTAATATGGGTGAAATTATTGCTGAAGAGCTTCCTAAAAAGATTGACGATTATGAGCAAAGCTTTGGTCTTTTTGTAGATTCTAATGATATGGTTAACAAAATCTCAAAAACAGCAGACAATGTTTATGGTTTTGGCGTGAGCAAGGCGAAAAAGCGCCGTGATGATGCTGCGGAATCTGTTAGTAAGCTGCGCTCTGAGAGAAACCGTTTGGCGATGGAAAACAACCAAAGAGAATATTATAGAAGCATTGGCATTACTGACGATATGACAGATGACCAAATAAGAGATATACTGTACGAGCGTCAAACAGGTATGCAGCGTGATTTGGCAGGGGCGGGTATACCAGAGCCAAAGCAACAGAAACCCAATTTGCGTGTTGTGATTGATAATGAGGACTTAGACTAATGGCAGTTGAAAAAGACATAGGTTCAGGTGGCGATAATGTCATTTCAATGAACCCTCAAGAGCAAGCTGAAATTGATATCATTGAGATGTCTAAAGAGCCTGGTCAGGTCACAATGGAAGATGGCTCTGTTATCATGGGAGACATTTCTGAAGAAATGATGATGACGGAAGTTCCGATTGACATTCCTTTTGATGCTAATTTAGCTGAATTTATGGATGATTCAGAGATGATGTCTTTGGCGTCTGATTTAGTCGGTGATGTGGAAGATGATATGTCATCTCGTGAAGATTGGGAGAGCACATACAAAAGGGGTGTTGAGCTTTTGGGGATGAATTATGAAGAGCGCTCTCAGCCATTTGAAGGCGCTTCTGGTGTTGTGCATCCTCTTCTTGCTGAATCTGTAACACAATTTCAAGCGCAAGCTTATCGTGAGCTCTTGCCATCAGGTGGCCCTGTACGCACACAGGTTATTGGTGAAGAGACAACCGAAAAGTTGCAACAAGCAGACCGTGTAAAAAATTACATGAATTATCAGATTACCCATGAAATGGAAGAGTATGACCCAGAGCTTGACCAAATGCTTTTCTATCTTCCTATCATTGGCTCCACATTTAAAAAGATTTATTTTGACCCTTTGTTACAGAGGGCCGTGTCTAAATTTGTTCACGCTGAAGACTTGGTAGTTCCTTATACAGCAACAGATTTAGCATCTGCTTCAAGAATCACCCATATTGTAAAAATGGATAAAAATGAAATAAGAAAACTTCAGTTAAATGGTTTTTATTCTGATATAGATTTGCCTGGTGATGGTTATTCTGATGAAGATTATTCTGAGATTAAAGAAACTATTGATGATGTTCAGGGAATTAGTTCTACGGGAACCAATGAAGACATAACTCTTTACGAAGTGCATACAAACTTAGACTTACCTGGCTTTGAAGATATGAATGTTGAGGGCGAGGAAACTGGTTTGAAGGTGCCTTATATTGTTACTATTTGTGAAAAAAATGGCAAAGTCTTATCCATTCGCCGCAATTACGAACAAACAGATGCTCTGCGCCGTGCCAAGCCTTATTTCGTACATTACAAATTCTTACCTGGTTTAGGCTTCTACGGTTTTGGGCTTACACATATGATTGGCGGACTGTCTCAAGCAGCAACCAGCTTGTTAAGACAGCTAATAGATGCTGGCACCCTGTCTAACCTCCCAGCAGGGTTCAAGGCTCGTGGCGCTCGTATCCGTGACGAAGACGAACCACTAAATCCTGGTGAGTTTCGTGATATTGATGTCGCTGGTATGGACATCCGCCAATCTCTGATGACGCTACCATTTAAAGAGCCCTCTCAGACGCTCTACGCGCTTCTAGGAACGCTTGTTGACTCTGGGCGTAGGTTTGCGTCTATGGCTGACATGAAGATAGCTGAGATGGGCGGAGAGACGCCTGTAGGCACTACTATGGCTATTATGGAGCGCGGTACAAAAGTAATGTCTGCTATTCATAAGCGACTGCATTATTCACAAAAAGTTGAATTTAAGCTTTTGGCTAATGTTTTTGCTAGATTTATGGCTCCTGTATACCCATATGCAGTACCGGGCGCCCCTCCTGAAATAAAAACAACTGATTTTGACCAGCGCATTGATGTAATGCCAGTTTCTGACCCGAACATTTTTTCTATGTCGCAGAGGATTGCTCTTGCACAAACAGAATTGCAGTTAGTTCAGTCAAATCCTGAAATACATGGAAATGAACGTGGATTATATCAAGCGTACCGTAAAATGTATGAAGCATTAGGAGTCACCAATGTTGATACCATCCTCCCTCCACCACCTGTGCCGCAACCTACGAATCCAGCTAAAGAGAACCAAGAGGCAATGCGAGGAAAGCCTTTACAAGCTTTTGCACAACAGAATCATCAGGCGCATATTGAGGCGCACCTCGCAATTATTGCAACGCCTGTGGCACAGGCTAACGCAGCTATAGTAATGACTCTTCAAGGACATATTCAAGAGCATTTAGGTTTTATGGCAGAAGCTATGGCTCAAGAAGAGATTATGTCTAGCGTTTCCCAAGAAGAAATGATGCAGTTACAATCTTCTCCAGAGGGCATGCAAGCTATGCAAGCTGATATAGCTTCTCGTGCCGCTGAATTGGTTGGAGAGCTAACAGAACAGTACGCGCAGGCTGTATCGCCGCCACAACAAACAGACCCATTAGTGGCGATACGACAGCAAGAGTTAGCCCTTCGTGGAGCTGATATCGAACGCAAGACAAAAGAAGCGAATGACAGGGCTCAACTTGACCGTGAAAAAGAATTGAATGACCAAATGGAAGCGCAAGCTCGTTTAGGTATTCAAAAAGAAGCTTTGGATGAAAAAACCAGAGTTGCAGAGGAGCGTATTCAAACCCAAAGGGATATAGCCGCTCTAAATAACATGACGAAGGGATAATAAAATGTCAGCAAGTTCTATTCATAGAAAAGTAGCAGAAAAAGAAAAAGCTAAAAAAGTGGAGCGTAGAAATGCCCTTATTAAAAGGTACGAGTCAGAAAACGATATCGTCAAACATATCAAAACTGAGGAACGAGGGATACCCGCAGAGACAGTCAGTGGCGATAGCATTATCGACAGCGGGGAAGTCAAAGTCACCCCAGCGCCAAAAGCAAAAGCCAAAAAAGCCAGTGGGTCTAAAAAAGGGGGGAATAGTAAAAAGGTTCTCTCCGATAGCAAGGCCACAAAGATTTAAGGGTGTTTTCTAATGAGTGCAGAAGATGTCGCAAGAAAACTTTTAGAGCTAAAGATACTGCCTCGGTTTATGATGTTATGTATGACAGGCGTGTATATACGTTGTATTGAATGGGCACTTTCACAGCCAGATTTAACAACACAACAGGCTTCGCTAATATCGGTGGTCACGGGCGCCATGACAGGCAGTCTGGCGGTATGGTTAAATTCTGAGAAATGAAAGAGTTTGTCCTTGTCATATCAATGTGGGGTCACACAGGTGCCGAGTGGACGTACGTTGGCAATCAAATAGTTTTGCAGCAATCTTTTACACAAGAACAGTGTTACCGTTTGTTAGAAAAAGATATGTGGAAAGCAAACTATGAAAACGAATATTTTAAAATGAACATTCAATGCTTTCCGAAAGATTGTTCAGGCAAA